TTACTTGTAGGACTGTTAGAAGAACACCGCAGACGTTCTCTTGCAGGGCAAGTAGCACTAATGGCTTTAGATGTAGAAGCAGGTAAGAAAACAACGGATCAATTGCTTGATTTGTTCAACGAGTTTGAACATCAAGAAGTTGAAGTCTCAGAAATTACACCAGTTAGAATGAACTTAAAGGAGTTATATGAAACACAAATACAAACACCTGGCTTACGTTGGCGTGTTGACTGGCTTAATAAAAGTCTTGGGTCTCTTAGAAAAGGTGACTTTGGCTTTATCTTCGCTAGGCCAGAAACAGGTAAAACTACGTTCCTTGCGTCAGAAATTACGAGCATGGTCAGCCAAACTGACGGTGATATACTATGGTTTAATAATGAAGAACAAGGAAATAAAGTGGGCATACGAGTCTTCCAGGCTGCACTCGGTCTCAATATCAACGAATTGTTTATTAACGACGAAGTCAAACAAGCTAGATACGAAGAGTTAACTCAAGATAGAATTAAAATTTTAGACTTTGAAGACTCAAGTAGTAAACATAAAATTGAAGCTGTACTTAAACATTATAACCCTGCTCTTATTATCTTTGACCAGATAGATAAGATTCGTGGATTTAAAGGAGAACGTAATGACCTTGAACTTAAAGCAATCTACCAATGGGCAAGAGAAATTGCAAAAACGTACGCACCAGTTATCGCAGTGTCCCAGGCAAGTGGTGAAGCGGAAGGTAAGCTGTTTCTTACGATGGATATGGTCGATGGTTCGAAGACGGCCAAGCAAGGCGAAGCTGACTGGATCTTGGGAATAGGTAAAGAACAAGACAACACTAGTCGTACTAGATACTTTAACATCAGTAAGAATAAACTTATTGGTGATAAAGATACCATGCCTGATCTTAGACATGGTTCAACACAAGTATTAATTAAACCAGAGATTGCTAGGTATGAAGACATCTAAGTGGACTAGATGGGTATTATTAGATTGGAATGGTTCAATCATTAGATGGTTTAACTATCCTGCTAGTGGTACTGTGTTATACAAAGAACCTAAGATTGACTTAACTAAATTAGAGGAGTGTTTATTTTGAGTGTAGAAACTATATTGTTATTAAGACCTGATTTGACTCCAGAAGATATCCATGATATACTGGACTTTGTAGAAGAAAATGAAACTCTTCTAGATGCAGTAGATAAATTCTATCCATTAAACAAAGGAACTGGCGATTGCGCAGCTTAACTCTAGACGTAGAGACAACCATTAGTAACAAAGGCAATCCCTTTGATGAGACTAATAAACTATGTTATGTAGGGCTCCTCGGTTCTACTCCCCGTACCATTAGCATTGAGTACGGTGACGAACCTTATCGCCATAAACTAGATGAAATACAAAAGGAAATAGATGAGAGTGAGATATTGGTTGGCTTTAATATTAAGTTTGATTTGCATTGGCTTCGCAAGTATGGCATTAACTTTGTGGGTAAGCGTATTTGGGATTGTCAGTTGGTACATTTTATACTTACAGGACAACAATATCCCTATCCAAGTCTTAACAGTGTCTCTGCTTACTATGATCTGGGTAGCAAACTTGATGTTGTTGCTACAGAGTATTGGGGCAACAAGATAGATACACCTAACATTCCTAAAGATATTTTAGAAGAATATCTAATAGGAGATTTGCAGTTAACGCAAAAAGTATATGAGAAACAAATGGAAGAATTTGCGGTATCTACAAAACCTATGCAAAGACTTATTAGTTTGCATAACCAAGATTTAATTATATTACAGGAGATGGAATTTAATGGACTTTTATTTGATGAGAATAGTAGCAATCGTTTGGCTAAAGAACTTGAAGACCAAATTGAAATCATTGACAAAATCCTTTTTGAATATCACGAGCTTGTGGAGTTTAATCCTAATAGCACGGAGCATGTATCTTCTCTTCTATATGGCGGGACTATTAAAGTCAGGCGTAGAGAAATTATTGGCGTATTTAAAACAGGGACTCGAATGGGTCAACAAAAAGAAAGGTGGGTGGAACATGAAATAACATTTCCTAGATTGATTAACCCGATTAAAGGATCGGAGTTAGCAAAAGAAGGTTTTTTCTCAACAGATGATCAGACCTTAAAGTCTTTAAAGACTAGAAGTAAGTATGGTAAAGACCTAGTAGAAGTCTTGGTAACAAGAGCAACGCTAGAGAAAAGACTATCCACTTACTATAAAGGACTGGTTGATTTAAGAAAGGAGATGAACTGGCATGAAGGAAGATTACACGGACAGCTTAATCAATGTGTGGCTAGAACAGGTAGACTTAGTTCAAGTAAACCGAACCTACAAAACTTTGATGGCGAAATTAAAACATTATTCGGGAGTAGATATGAGTGAATATAACAAAGAGTTTGATGATCAAAATGCTGAACAAACAGTAGAACAAATTAAAGTAGCAGAAAAACAAAAGGAATGTGATGCTCTTACAAGCGGATGCAAAGGCTCTTGAGTGGGTATGTGCAGCTTATCTTTCACAAGATCAAACAGCTATAAAGGAGATACAAGATGGAACTGATCAACACAGCGATAATCATCTTCGTTTTGGGCTTCCTTCTCGCCTCATTGCTAAGACGTTTGTCTTTAGGCTTATCTATGGCGGTTCTGCTTATAGTTATGCTAACGACACTAATTTCACAGATGTAAGTACTAGTGAATCCTTTTGGCAAAATGTTATTGACGAGTTCTATAACAAGTATACAGAACTTGGTGAATGGCATAAAAAGATTGTGGCAACAGCTATGAAAGATAGAAAGATAACAATGCCTACTGGCAGAGTTTATAACTATGAGCCAGAAGTAAAGTATGGCAAAGTCAAATGGCCTCGCACCAAAATCCTTAACTACCCAGTTCAAGGACTAGGTGCAGACCTGATGGCTATAGCAAGAGTATCTTTGAGTAATAGACTTAAAGATATGAAAAATGTAAAGTTAATCAACACTGTACATGATTCTATTATTGTTGACTTTGATTCTAAAGTATGCGATAATATTAGTATAGTAAAGATTGTTGATCAATGTTTTACGGATATTCCAGCAAACTTTAAGAAATTGTTTGGAGTAGAATTTAACCTTCCTATGCGGGTCGAGTGTCAAGTAGGGCCAACATGGGGTAACATGGAGATAGTAAATGTTAATTAATATTGTAGACGTAGGTGCACCAAATACACATGCAGCAAAGAATGGTAGATCATATCAATCTATTGAAGTTACATACAAAAATGAACAAGGACAAGTAGCTAATAAAAAGCTTATGTCTTTTAGTAATCCTTCTGTCTTTAATTATATTAAAGAATTAACAAAAGGTACACAAGTAAATGTAACAACAACTAAAGATGCTAATGGTTATTGGCAATGGACAGGTATTGGAGGAGATGGATCAGTGGCTACACCAGAATCTAAACCAGCAACAGGTGGTAGAGTAACAGGTAGTAATTATGAAACTAAAGAAGAACGTGCAGCAAGACAAATTCTTATTGTCCGTCAATCTTCTTTATCTAGTGCCGTAGAACTATTAGGTACTGGTAAGTCTGTAGCAGATGTTATTGCAACAGCTAAACAGTTTGAAGCTTATGTCTTTGGTTCAGAAGCTAACCCTACTAAAGAGGTTAACTTTGATGACTTAGAGGATGACATTCCCGTATAATGAAAGCATTAATTGATGCTGATATTGTAGCTTACAGGGTTGCCTGTACGTGTCAAGAAGACGATGCTCAAGACTTTGTATTTGCCAGGGCAGAGGATCTAATAGATTCTATCCTAGTTAATACTGAGGCTGAAGAGTATCGTCTCTTCCTCACGGGTAAAGATAACTTTAGATATACTGTTTATCCTGAGTATAAAGCTCACAGACCTAAAGAGAAACCTTTTTGGTTAGAAGCTTGTAGGCAGTATTTAATAGCTACCTTTAATGCTGAAGTTATTGATGGGCAAGAAGCTGATGATGCTATGGGGATCAATCAAACTGGGGACACAATTATTTGTTCTATTGATAAAGATTTACTTATGATTCCTGGTAAACATTATAACTTTGTTAAAGATGAGTTTCAAGAAGTAGATGAAGCCCAGGCTATTAAGAACTTTTATATGCAGTGTTTAACTGGCGATAGATCTGATAATATCAAGGGCATTGAAAAGATAGGGCCCAAGAAAGCTGAAAAGATATTAGAAGGTTGTGTAACAGAACAAGAGTTATTCAATGCTGTAAGAGAAGCATATAGTAATGATGAAGAGTTTATAATGAATGGCAGAGTTCTGTGGATTAGACGTAAAGACAATGAAGACTGGAAGGATAGATTTAATGCCCTCGTTCAAGAGCAAGTTGGAGGAACAAGTCTGGGCAATACTGAAGAAGGAATACCCCTTAGTTAAGTATGAACCAGATAAGTTTAAATACATACAACCTGAGAAAGAACGGACTTACATTCCTGACTTTAAAACTGGGCGTAGAAATATTTATTTAGAAGCAAAAGGTAAGTTAGATTTAGATACAAGACAAAAGATGCTGTGGTTTAGGGATTCAAATCCTGGAGTTACAGTTATCTTCTTGTTTATGAATCCTAACAATAAACTTAACAAACGTAGTAAAACTACC